AGATGCACCGGCTACTATGCCCGCTAAATCTAAATTGGGTAATGCGGCACTTGCTCCAGCCATCATTCCAGCGGCTCCAATATCAAGACCGGTTGTGCTACTTAAATTAACAGCTCTTAGAAACCCTAATCTTAATTGCATTATTTTTTGTTCAATTTTCAATAATTCCTTAGCTATCTTTAATTCTTCTTCTTTGCCATCTAATTCTTTTTTAGTTTTACCAACCTGCTTAGCTAATAGTAATGCTTTTCTCTTTTCTGCTTGCATCTCAGCAAGATTTGCTTTTTGAACTTCTTTTATTTTTGCTTTAATTTCCCACATTCTCTTCTTCTCGGTTGTGCTTATTTCAATACTAATATCTTTATTAGTTTTAGAAAGGAATTGAATGTAATCTTTTTGAGCATTATATTCATCTCTAGCCGCTTCATATATTTGTTTATGAACATCAAATTCATCTTGCAACACGCCAACTTTTAATTGAGCGGCTGATACGCTTTGTAACATCTCAGCATTAATAGAACCAATTTTATCTTTTAATAAATCAAATAAATTGATAACAGCTCCAGACTCCTTACTGCTAGCAATTGCTTGAGCAACATCAGTAACGGAATCCTTAATTCCTTTTAGAGCTTCTTCAACCGACATTTTATTTAAAGAAATCATGTCATTATAATATTGTTTTACAACTCCGATTGCCGTATTCAAAACATCTAGGTCAACATCAGAAAATCCTTGTAAAAAGTCATCTTGTAATGTTTTACCAAACTGTTCCATTTGAGACCTTAATGCCGCGTTGTCAAAGTTTGCTAAACCATCTTCTAAACCATCACCTAATCCCTCAGCCATATCCTCTCCTAAACCATCCATTTGACCCGCTACTTCTTTCATTGTTGTTAAACTATTATTAAAAACATCACCCATTTTTCCAAGACTAAATGTTAATCCTTTAATATTCTTTATGAAGCCTCTTACAAAATCTCCCATGCCACCAATGTTCAATTTGAACGCGGCAAATAATATTAGTAATGTAGCAATTAATGTTGTCGATAAAAGTATATTTGTAGCCAGTGCTTTACTTAGGGATGAAAAAGCCAACGCTAATACAGCCACACCTTGGGCAACAAACCCAATGTATGCTAATAACGGTCCCAATAAGGCTATTAAAGCACCAAATATAAATACATTTTTTTGCACGGCAGGGTCAAGTTGACGTAATGCCATTGTTAAACCAATTAGCCATTTAACCATTGGCATTAATGTTTGTGATATTATCAGACCCCATGACTGACCTAAATTCTCAACTGCTATTTTTAAACGCTTCCACATCGCTGGAGCTGATTCTAATACGGTCGCTACCTCTTGTTCATATCTCTCAATTATTTTTGGGTCTAAAGCGGCTTCCATAGCTCTGCTAAATGCTGATGTCTCATCAGTTATTCCTTCTAAGACAGTAATAAAACGAGAGTATTGTCTTTTTCCAACAATTGCTTGAGCAAAATTTATTCTTTGCACGTCTGTTAATTTAACAAAAGTTTCTGACAAATCTTTTAACCTATTAATAAATCCTTTTGATTGAAACCTCATTCCATTCATATTAATAGTTGATTCACCAACTGCCTTGGAATAAGCAGCTACTTTTTCGGCGGCTTCCTTTGTAGGAGCACCAATTCTAGCAATAATAAATTTCAATGCTTGACCGGCAGTGCTAGCTTGAACACCAGCATCTCTCATCTGAGCAATTAATGCCGCTGTTTCCGCAACGTCTAAATTAGCAACCCTCGCTGATGCACCAACTTTAGTAATAGCCACACCTAAATCTTTCATTTGAGCAGCAGTCGCATTTTCAATTGCATTCAATTGAGCTAACGCCTTGTGTGTTTCCTTAACTGTCAAATTAAAAATAGAAACAGTAGAACGCAAATATTCAGTCGCCTCAGCGGCTTCAATATCTCCAGCCACCATGAATCCCATTGTCTCTTGAACAATTCCAGCTAATTCTTTTCCTGTCCATCCCATGGCTGCCCAACTAGCCATAATATCAACTACCTCCTTTTTATGAGTAGCAAAAATCATCGACAATCTTTCGACTGACGGTCCTAAAATATCCCTTTGAACTTGAGCAAATTTTTCTGATTCTTCTATTGTATCACCATAAACTTTCTGAACTCTAATCCAACTAGATTCTATTTCCATAGCCGTCTTTACAGCCATGGTGCTTGCCGCCACCAAAGGGAGCGTAAAACCAAAAGATAATTGACGACCTGTCCATTGTATATTTTTTCCAAAACCCAACCAACGCTTTTGAACATAAATCATTCTATCTGACCACTGTTTGAAAGCTAGTTGTGCCATACCAACTTGTTGCCTAACGGTTTTTATTGATGACCCCAGCTTTTTCATGGATTGATTAGCTGTGGTGGTAGATTTTTCCATTTTAGTAAAAGCACTTTTTGCTTTACTAACTTCGGTTGTCATCTTACCTAATCCTGCTGATTTTTTTCTAATTTCATCAATTTGTCTGGCAACTTGTTTTAATTTGGACAAGTCTTGTATATTAACTTTTAGCACTAATTGTGCTTGTGCATCTGCCATAAGAAAATTTAATCAATTCTCATTGATATTTCTTTATCTTCGTCTTGAAACTCTGCCTTTACCACTACTTCTGTTTTTACGCTCCGCATCCTTTTGTTTAGCTCTATCGACTTTTCCTATTTCATCAGAAATAATGGAAAAGTATGTTATGAGCTCAGGTGATTGGTCGTAATAGCCTCCCTTATCCGGTAATGTTTTGAATTCTTTACAGAATGAATATATAAACAATGCCGGATGAGGATTGGTTACAGACATTCCTTGGGCTATCCTCCTAGATTGATGCCTGAGCTCTAATCTTTTTTTTGTTCTACTTTGACCTCTTCCTCGCTGGCTTTAATCCAAGTATTTAGTTTTTTAATTTCTTCGAACAGTCTTTGAGCAAGCTCGCCGTCCATTTGAGAAATTAAATGTTTCCAAACACCTTTGTCGCTGCCTTCTTTTAAGACTGATTTTCCTGCCTCTTCAATGTAGATGCTGTATTTAACCATCACCAATCCTAAAAGGACTGCCCTATCTTTTCCGGTGGATAAATTCATCTTAACATTATCAGAGTTCTTATCCATGGAAATTTGGTGACCAGTCGTGTCCTCGTACTCTTGGCGTTCACCTTCATTCATTTTTTTGAATTCAATGAATTGGTCTTTACTTTCATCGAAATAAAAGACCTCGGTTTTTTGAATGCCAAAATAAATTTTTGGTTTTGTTTCTCCGTTATTCTCCGTTGCCGAAGAATTAGAAGAGTTATCTTTCTGACTTTCTGACATATTTTTAGTAGCTTAAAGCTATCTTAATTATTTAGAAGTTAAGAAGATTAATTTTCTTACGCAGTGTAGTCAGAAATTCCATTCCATAACTCAATAGTTACAATGTCACCTGATAACGCTACTGGCAATAATTCTAAATCATGCTCAATAATATCATCGCCTGATGGCTCGATTGTAAATGGTCGGAAGTAAGCATTAGTAACTGAAACTTTCAACTTATAAGGTAAAGCTGAGGCTCCAATTAAAGTGTTTCCAGAATCCCATTGCATTATTAATTCCCCCGAATAAATATTATTAGTAGGAATAGTAGCTGCGGCTTCTCCGTAGACAGCCTTAGCATATAGTGCATTGTCATCTGGTCTGATGGTAAGAGTCGCTGATAATTCGCGTCTATGCTCTGGAATGTCTCCCAAAGTACGGCGACCAACTCTAAAGTCATCATCTTCCAAATTGTTATTGAATGAGAAATTACAACTTCTTACATAATATTGAGTTCCTTCTAATGTAATATAACCAGTATGTGATGTTAAGATAGGAGATGAATCGTAAGCTGCTGTTTGAGCAACAGCATTTCCCGATTGAGTAATAGCAATCATCTCGCATGAACCTGATAAAAATGCGTTAGCATCTGAATTCAATTCCAATGAAGATACTCTGGCATCAGTATAATTGAAAGTATCATAAGTATCAGAAATCTTTTCTTCAACTGATAACCATGGCAAACTATTAGCAGGTGTGAAGGTGTGTTTGTAAGCACCATTTCCTAGACCGGAAACAGTGACCGCACCTAAAGCACCATAAATAAGGATGCCTAAGTCTTCCGAACGAAAATTAAATTCATAGGTTCCGCCATAGGAAATAGCACCAACGGCTGCTTCATCAATATCGCGACTGCCTCCAATCTCAGGGTCAGGAACTAATAGTTCTGAATTAGAACCTAAGCCACCAGCGGTTAATTTAAAGAAGAAGGTAGGGGTTTTAAATGTCCCTTTAGCATCTTGAATACGTGCTCCAAAATGCCCTGTTTGTGAGGAATAACTCATATGTGTAATCTTCTTATTAATTATGTGACATAGATAACGACCTTTATAATTTATCTATATTGCTTTTTTCCAACTAAACAATATTAATTTCTGTTTCGAAATTAAGTTGAAAAACAGCAATATATATAAATTGACTTTTAGATTTTCCAAAATCAGTTTTTATTCTTATTACATCATATTTTAATACTTTTTCTCTTTCATCTCCTATCGTACTTTCCAATGCCAATATTTCAGCCCTAACATCACTATTATATAATGTCTGCCTAATTAATGATAAAAATGTTCGCCTAGTATCCCTCGCTAATAGTTCTGTCCCCTTACAAATTAATTGCAATTCAATATTATTATATTTCCAAGTAGCCGGTTGGTTAATACCAATTTCAAATATACCTGGCTCTATTTGTCCATCAACCACACCAATAGATTTATTAGGCGACATCTCAGTAATTGATTGAGCATACGCTGAATCAATTTTATTAGTAGAACTAGATTCGGGTCCGAGTTCCCTATTCAAAATTTCTACTAATTTGTCGATAATAGTATCTATCATATTTTTACTGATTCATTAATAAAGTCTTGGTATCGATTGCTTAACCATTCAATATCCTCACTCTGAAACAAAACCATTTGTCTTTGTTTAACATTAATACCTAGCTGATGCTCAATATATGAGTGAGCTCCTCCTTGTTCTGAGTGACTAAACTTATTAACCATTTTTTGTGGGTCCATCTCCATGGTTGCCTCGCTTGAATCTAATGAGACATCCTCCTCAGTAGAAATAACCATCTTCATTAATTCACCTGTTCTGCGTAATACAGGAAAATAATCTCCCACTCCCCACCAACCGCGAGCACGACCTATTTCACGATATTTAGCTGTCGCTGATGATAATCTCTGCCAATGTATAGGTCGCCCCTCTGCTTCAAAATTCTTCTTAAAACTTTCACGCATATATGGAGCGGCAGTTTTAGCAAAAAACTTTAAAGTCTTTGCTGGAATTTGTCTCATTTTTTCCAACATTTTTTGTACCTCATCATCATTAACTTCTATTTTAACTTGTATAGGCATATTATGATTTCCAAATATTAGATGACCCTATTCTGTCAGTATTTCCAAAGAATGATGTGTCATCAGTCGGGTTATCAATATAGTCTGGATGATGGCTATCAACCTTTGGTAAATCCTTTCTTGTTGCAGTTGACCTTTTGGATACGCTCTCCAATTCAACCTTACCATCTTTAATATCCATTAATTTTTTCCATGCCTTTTTTTCTAAATCAACGGCGACTTCATTTCTTTCTCCACCTGCTAACGCTAACCCACTTATCATTCTGCCAGTAGCAATGTCAGCAGCTAAATCCTCAATCGTTTGTTTATCGCGATTACTTATTTCAGTGCTTTTTAAATCAATCGGCATTGCATAAACCTCAGCTAAATATAAATCAATATCCTGCTCAGCCGCTATAATATATCTAGTTATGTCTAAACCATTAGGAAGTTGCATTTCCCTTGTTCTTTCGTCAACGTCTTTTACATTTGCATATTTAGTTTTACGCGTAACAACTTCATAATACTGATGATGCTCTAATTCTTGGTTACCAATTACGGCTGACCACTTTGCAACGTATTGACCGAGAGTAGCGGTTAAAGCCGGCACTAAATCATAATAGCAAGGTTGAGCTATATTTACTTCTAAACCAGATGCTAAAATTTCATTACTATCTAAATTTTGTAATAAAAGGGTACATGAGTCTGGGGTCACATTTGTAAATACGCCACCGGATAATGTCTTAAACATCACCTCTAGGCGTTCATCACTATTTTGTCTACTTTGGTCTATCATTTTTACTTAAAAATATGCAAAGTTTTTCATTGCCTATTTTTTGATGTGAATTAATGTTATACCAACAACGATTTATTTCATCTTTTATTTCTTGTTTTACCCCATCATCAATTTTATTATCTTCTAATAGTTTACAAATAATTGCAGTCATCTTTCTCATTTCCACAAACAAACCGCCAGAAAAGTCATCTATTGCTTCTCTTAATTCTGGGTCTTCTGCTCCAAGCCATTTTTGCCACTTCTCTAAAAGTTCAGTGACAAAGATGTCTTTTTCTTTTACTTTTTTATCTGACATAAAAATGGGACAGTCAATAATAAATTAATGACTGTCCCGCAGTTCTATATTTATTATAGTTTATATTAGGTACTCTTGTCAATCAACGTATATAGTATCAACGTGAATTTGGTCAGTGGAAATCATATCATCTATTATTATTCTCCTATAGTACGATTTGATTTTAGCTTTAGACGAAATGGTTTTTTCTCTAAGAAATATTATATTTGCTTTTGAAGAAATTATTTTTGTATTTCCTATTACACCTATTCTTCCTTTGGACGAAACAGTTTTATTGAAAATTATACCAATTCTCGCCTTTGATGATATTCCTCTGCTAGTTACTCTTCTAATGCTACCAACCGATGAAATTGTCCTTGTTTTTTGTTTTATTATAACAGCTTTTGATTCAATAGTTTTGCTAATCGTACTTTTTATATTTGATTTTGATGAGATTTGTTTTGAGATTTGATTAAGAATGCGGGCAATTGAAGATACTGATTTAGTAATAGAAAGTATCTTTATTCTTGCTATTGATTCTAATCCTCTACTAATTATTGATTTTATATCAGCTCTTGAACTAATATTTTTAGTAATTTGCAATATTTTTATAATTGCGTTAGAGGATATATTCTTACTAATAATCACTTTTATATTTCCACGCGATGATATTGTTTTATTCTCTAATTTTTCAATACGAGCCTTAGAATTTATTGTCTGAGAAACATTTTTTTCAATACGTGCCAAGGAACTCAAATCACTCTGATATTGTTTTTTAATATCAGCCTTTGAATTAAGTGATTTTGTAATAGAAATTATTTTTATTCTTGCCTTAGATGATATTCCCTTATTGATAGTTAATTTTATATTTGCCTTACTAGAAATATTTTTATTATAACTATTTTGGATTCTAGCTTTAGAACTAATTATCTTTGAATTAAATGTGCCTATCCTTCCTTTTGAAGATATTATTTTACTTTGGACTTTGAATATATCAGCAATTGATGAAATATTTTTTTGTGAAGTTATTTTAATATTAGCAATTGATGAAATATTTTTTTGTGAAGTTATTTTAATATTAGCAATTGATGAAATTAATTTATTGATAGTGGCTTTTATATTACCAATTGATGAAATATTTTTTTGTGAAGTTATTTTAATATTAGCAATTGATGAAATATTTTTTTGTGAAGTTATTTTAATATTA